CTATTGTATCGCATCCGTACCGTGACCAAAAGCGTGTCTTTTCTGGTTGCGTGCATCCATTATAGCGCCCACATGAGCGTTCTCCGTATGCACGTACCGCATGGTGGTTTTTAGACTCGTGTGGCCTAAAGCCTTCTGAGTCTTCGTTGGATTGCCGGTCACCTCGGTGAGATCCGTGGCGAATGTATGCCTACCGCTGTACAGCACGACACTCTTTGGAAGGCCGATTTTCTTTTTGAGTTCAGTAAAGCGGAGGCTGATATTGTGAGTAGTGATGGGCTTACCTTCCCGCCCCTTTTTGGGGGACGGAAACACCCACTCCTCGCTCAACCTGGCGCGGCGCATTAGCATCTCTTGGACTCGGGCTGAGGTAGAGAGATAGCGCCGCGATTTCTTTCCGTTTTTTCCGCGTGTTACCAGGATGTTCCCCCGGACTAGGTCGACATCCTCCCACCGCAAGACGGCGGCCTCGGATGGTCTTAGGCCACAGTCAAACACTAGAAGAAATGCGTCCCGTAATGTCTCCGGAGCGTTTGCCAGAATGAGAGCCTCCTCGGCTGGTTCGATTACCCTCTCTCGCTCGTTCTCTTCTACGAGATGGATCTTGGGAACCTTGACGATGAAGTTTCTCTCTTCGGCGAGGGATAGGATTCTCCGCAGCGTACGTAGGGCGCAATTTACCCTCGACCCGGACCCTTTGATCTGCAAGGTCTCCGCCGTGGACGTCGTGATAGCGTCCAGCCGCATTCCCGAGATTGGTTGAGAGTCAAGCATCTTCCAGCCGTTGCGGTAGTATTCCTTCGTTTTCTCTGCCCGCCTGCAATCTCGAACGTAAGGCAGAAAGTGGGCTGTGGCATAGTCTCTGAGGATTGGGGATCTCTGGCGTCTCCCCGGATTCTCTCCCATGCTTAGTTGATGTATAAGCGCAGCCTCTTTTTGCTGCGCTATGACAGACGGCTTTTTGTTATTACCAACCTTCTCCCCGGTGTTTATCCGGTAGCGCTTGCCTGCGATCCGGATATCGGCCCGCCAGTTAGGGCTGTCTGACTTCCTATATAGCATTCCGCTCCTCCATGAATGACTGCACGGAAGGTTGGCGGGTTCGAGACGCGATAAACCTGCGTAGCTCTGTCAAATCATAGCGGATTTCCTTGAAGAGCTTTACGTAAGCCGGCCCCTTTCCGCGCCACCTCCAGTTATCGAGTGTCTCCGGTTCTATTCCAAGCTCCTTGGCTGCCTCCGCCTTATTGAGTAATCCCATACCTTTTTAGCCTCCTTATTACTATGCATAGTATATTGACATACCCATGCAGGTAAGTGCAGGAAAAATGCAAATAAATGCAGAAAAACTATTGCACTGGTTTTTCACCTATGCCATAGTGTGCATAGTAACCACGAAATACTAACGACCGTAAGGGGTTCCGATGACTGGTTCCAGTGCCATTCGTGTTTCCGACCTGCCAATCGATTTGCATTGCAGTGTGCAATTCATTGCCAAACACCTGTCGGCGATTGCATCTCTGTTCGCTCCGTGTCCGCACATAAACACAAACTTTGACGGCTTCCGCCGGCGCTGCTGGGACTGCGGCAGGGAGGTGCGACGATGAGCGCACAACCGATGCTTGTCCCGAAGCACCTCCTTACCGATACATCTTCCGATTGCGCCAGTGTCGCCGGTGATTACTCAATCTGCTTCGCGACGGGTGACGGGGCAACCGCAGCCAGCGCTGGTGACGGATCGGGATCTACGGCGGACGGAGACAGCGTGAAGGCCGCAAGCGCGGGCCATCTGACCCGAGCTATCTCTCGCGGGTACTCGGCGCGGTCTGCTTCGGCTGGTGATTCGTCAGTTGCCTTGGCTACCGGGGATTACTCCTGCGCGGCTGTGGCTGGAGATACGGGCTCGGCCCTCGTCGACGGCGAGGGTTCTATCGCCATGGCTGCCGGCGTCGACTGCACTGTGCAGGCGGGTGATAACGGATGCTTCGCGGCCTGCTACTACGCGCCAGGGAACACTCTACGCATCCTCGTCGGGTACGTCGGTGAAAACGGCATCCTGGCCGACACTGCCTACCGTATCGCCGTCGACCTCGACGGCTCCGCTCACTGGGTGGAGGCGTAACCGGATGTTCTACGACCTTTGTGTTTTTGCCGTAATCGTCTGCCTTATCGGCCTTGCCGAGCTGGCTTCAGTGTTCTCAGGGAGAAAGGGGTAGTCCACTATGCAGAGCCATGGATTGTTTGACCAGTCTAATGACGCCTTACCGCCGGTTCCGTTTACCGGTGCAGCCTACAGCGAGGCCCGCGACCGCGATCGCCTCACTACGCAGATTCAGCGTGTGCGAAACCTGATGTCAGACGGGAAGTGGCGGACGGTGGAGCGCATCGCTTCAGAGCTTCGCCGCGCTCATCCCGACGTTAGGTTCCCCGAGAGCTCCATCTCTGCTCAGCTCCGCAACCTTCGCAAGGTGGGTCACACCGTAGAAACGCGCAACATCCTCGACGGCGGCCTCCTCTATGAATACCGGCTGGTCCAGGCATCGGAGGTGCGTGTTGGCTAAGCTTTTTCACTTGCGCCAGGAGATCGCCGGTCTATTGACGCTCGCCGATGAGCATCTCGAGGGGCGCTTCGGAAACGATGATGGGCCGCTCTCTGGGCCTGACGCTCGGATTCAACTCCAGCACATGCTCAATTGTGGATTCAAATATCTGCCGGCGGAGCTCGGTACCTGTGACCAGTTCAGCCTCGACCGCGGGTGCCTGGGGCATCAGCTCGCCACGGCAGAGGAGGTGTGCGCTTGATTACGGCGGACGAGTTGCAGGAGAAGTGGTTGGCGGATCGCCGGAAGGGAATCGGCGGCTCTGATGTGGCGGCAGTGTTCGGCGAGAAGTACGGTTGCCCGCGCGCTCTCTTTCTGGATAAGACGGGCGTCGAGCGCGACTATGAGCACTCTGAGGCGGACCTCGATATCTTCGACCGCGGACACTCCCTCGAGCCTTTGGTGGCCGCCCGCTTCGAGAGCGAAACAGGTCTGAAGGTTCGCCGTATGCCGGCCCGCGTGTCGAAGGCGCGCCCGTGGATGCGCGTCAATGTCGACCGCGTCATCGTCTCGGCGGAGAATCCCGAGCCTGGCTTTGAAGGCCCAGGATACCTAGAGTGCAAGACGGCATCGCGCGAAGTCTTCTGGGATATGCGGTCGACCGGTATGCCAGAGCACTACATTCTCCAGATCCAGCACGGCCTCGCCGTGACGGGATGGAGGTGGGGAGCATTCGCGGTGCTCGAGCCCTACACCTTCGGATTCCTTCACTTCAAGGTGAAGCGCGATGAGAGGCTCATCGCAGTCATCGAGCGCGTGGAAGAGGAGTTTTGGAAGCGGGTGAAGGCTGGAGATATCCCTGCCAAGCTTGAGGATTTCAATGATGCCCGGTGCCAGAAGTGTGGCTATCGCCTGAGCTGCCGCAACGCAGAGGCGCTGCCGAAGGAGAAGAAACGCAAGCGGGTCTATGAGCCCGACTACTCGCCCGAGCTCGACATCGTCGTCGGCAACATCAAGATGCTCGATGCTTCGATCGAGGAGGCTGAAGCGCAGAAGAAGATTGAGCGTCAGAAGGCAGTCATCCTGATGGGCGACCGCGAGGCCGTCCTTGTCCCGACGCAGGGTAAGAAATTGCTCAATTCCGCGAGAAGCGGGAAGCTCACCTGGGATAGCAAGGCGCTCGACGCCGAGCAACCGCAGTTAGCCGCGAAATACAAGCGAAGAGGCGAAGCCTACAGCGTGCTGATGATGTACGACGCTGCCGAAACAGACGAGTAACTAAACCACAAAAGAGAGGCAATACGGCAATGGCGAGGTTCACAGCGCTCGTTACAGGAGAGGACCGTCTCGCGAACAGTGACTACGCGATGACGCTAGATGAGATCGGGATTCGCGAGGGCATAACCCGCGAGCGCGTCCGGCAGATCCTCAACGCCGCACTGGGGAAGCTGAAAGCTCAGCACCTTCCCGAGCTACTCCATATGCGCGACATGGCAAACGAGTTGCGACGGCGTAGCGGCGCTACCGCGCATGGGGTGATTCGGTAATGCACATCACACGTATCTCGGTAAGCTCTCAGCTCAAAGTGCAGCATCCCGCGCAAGAGTTCGCGACCATCTCGAATCTCGTGATGCTCGAGGCGCAGGTAGGTGAGGATGAGTCCCCTTCGGCGTGTCTCCAGAAGCTACAGGCCCAGGCGGACAACTTCAACGATGCACACATGGAGCGCAGGGTAAAGGCGATTCAGGATCGCGAGTTCAACAAGGTCGTATCGAAGCGGGCGGCGGAAGCTACCAGCCAAAAGGCGGCGAAGCTCGCTCAGAAACACGAAGAGTTTTAGTAACCCGCACCACTTAGGAGAAAGCAATGTCCACAGCAGTCATGGAGTCCCCAACGGTTGCAGCGAAAGCGGGAAAGGTCAATATCTCGCTGGCCTCGTTGCAGGCAGCCCTCACGAAGATCTCACCCGCGATCCCCGGCGCATCGTGCGCCGTCCCAATCCTTCGCACCATCCGAGTCGACAATACGGAGACAGCGACAACCTTTACGGCCACCGATCTCGATCTCGCGATTCGCGCATCGGTCCCGGTTGACCAGCAGGCTGCCGGTGGATTCCTTATTGCCGCAGAGCGATTTGTTGGCTACGTCAAGCTGCTTGAGGGTGATGCTGTCACCATCTCGCCGAACGAGCGCCGCGCCACCCTGAAGTGCGGAAGAGCGACCACGCAGCTCCCACTCGATATCCTGGCAAACTATCCCGCCACGGAGTTCTCGGCCTCATCTGATGACGCCCTGAGCATTCCTCAGAATGTGATGCTCCGCCTGTTGAAGCACACTACGTTCGCCGTGTCGGCTGAGGAGTCGCGTTACACGCTGTGCGGCGCGCTAATGGAGGTATTCGACGGTCGGGTCCGTCTGGTTGCCACAGATGGGCATCGTTTGGCGATGTACACCGTTCCGCTCGAATCCCTGATCGATCGTGCGAAGTCTTCAGCCCTTTTGCCGCTCAGCCTGCTAAAGGCTCTGGAGAAGTCGCTCAAGGATAGCGTCGACCAGTCCATCAAGATCGAGGATCGCGAGGCAAACGTCGCGCTGGCGCTCTCTGGCTCGATGCCGGTTGATATCGTGTGCCGGAAGATCGCCGGCGCATTTCCAAACTACCGGGCGGTTGTTCCGCAAGGTAAGCCGGAAGTCTTCGTCACCGTCAACTCGACGGAGATGCTTGCTTCCATCATGCGCTGCGTTGCAATGAGCGACCGTGAGAACTTTGCCGTGAAACTCACAATCTCAACCGACTCGATCGACATGAAGTCAGTCGACGCTACGGCTGGCGAGACAGAGGAGTCGATCCCTGTCGGGCCGGTTGGGGACTGGGAGACGTTCTCCACTGGCTTCAATGGTCAGTACCTCATCGACGTGCTGAAGGCTTGCAGGGGCGACATTGAGATCAAGTTCGCGACTCCGGCCAACAACGTCCCTATGTTGATTTCCTGCGCTCCGGAAGACGGCGAAGAGTTCGACTACGTCGTCATGCCGATGAGGGTCTGACGTGGAGCACAAACCGACCAGTAAAGAAGCCAAGATTGCCTACTGGAAGGAGATGGCGCGTGCGTTCGAGGACAGCGATACGCGCCGCGCCTTCCAGGTGGCCGACCTAACTGACCAGGTAGTTGCGCTCTCTGAGGATCTAGAGGCGGCTGAGCGATTGATTGCCTACCTGCGAAACCAGTTGAAGACGAAAAGAGCAGCCTAGCGGGCCGAGGAATAGACATTGCTGATTGACCAGGCAGGATTACTTTACGGAGAACGAATCGGGGCGTGCAGTGACGATGCGCAGCTCCACTTTCCGCGTCTCTTAGTTGCCAGCAACGGCTTCGGGCGGATAGAGATGAGCTATAGAAAGCTTGTCTCGTCGGTCTACTCCAAGTTTAGGAGGAAGCCGTCTAAGGACGAGGTCACTCGCTGGATGCATGAGTACCGGGACAACTTTCTCCTGTTCGTCTACAAGGCCGCCGATGGTTCGGTGTGGGGGCAGTGGGATGTTCCGGCGAAGATGCTTCCTCGATTCAAACGCGAAGAGGATAAGCGCAGCCCTGAGCCGGACGCAAATGAGTTCCACGCGTTCCGAAACGCCTATATCGAATCTCGGAGAGCGTCTTACGCGGAGCAGGATGACTACGTTGATTTCGGAAGCATTTCCGAAGTCTCACGAAATGGTTCCGAAGGCTTGCAAAGCGTTTCGGAAGGTTTCGGAAACGTTCCCGAAACACTTCCGAAGACTTCCGCGCGAGTAGGTATTGGTGTAGGTATTGGTATTGGAGTAGGTATAGGTGTTGGTGTAGGTGTAGGAGATAAGGCGTTATGCTCGGAGCCTTCCGGCACCGAGCCCTCCGTCCCCGCCCAGACCATCGCCCGACTCCCCACTAACCGCAAAGGCGAATATTTCGAGGTCACTGCCGAGATGGTGCAGACCTGGAAGCGCCTGTACCCCGCGATCGACGTCGACCAGCAACTCCGGAACATCGAGGGATGGCTCGACGGCAATCCTGTGAAGCGCAAGACGCTTGGCGGAATGAAGAAATTCATCAACACGTGGCTCAGTGACGAGCAGAACAAGGGCGGACGTGCGTCCGCGGGGGCTTCGCATGGCAGAGGGAATGGAGGCGGCGCTCGACCGAATCCTGCGAGCGCCAGAAACGAGCAATCTCGCACAAACATCCGGAAAGTCTTTGAGTCGTTCGGAGCTGAGCCAGGTGGGGATGCTCATGGAGCAGACGAAGAATTCGTATCCAGCGCAGGAGATTCCGGAGGAGACGGTGGCCATGTGGGCTCCAGCGTGGATAGCCCTGTCAACTTTGTACGGAATTTTGGCGATGAAGAAGGCGCTACAGCGTCACATGCTTTCGTCGAGGTTCTTCCCCCTACCTTCGGAGCTACGTGAGCACCTTGACGCCCTAGCGCCCCGGCAATCGACGGTCTATGTCCCGTCGACGAGGCGAGAGGTGGCTCGGTTGTGCGGCAGAGAGGTCGCGGAGCGAATGAGCGAGATGACGGTCGAGGACGTGGAGAAGCATTACGGTGCTGAATCGGCTAGGCGGTACAGGGCAAAACTTGAGGCGGAGAGGGGCGGAAATGGTCGTAAGGGTGCTTGAAAAGCGCAAGGTGAAGCGGGCTCGGATTCGGCAGCCCTTGGATGCTTCAATCCGGTACGTGCCGCTGACGCAGGGGCAGAAGGCGATCGTAGACGCCGAGGACTACGAGTGGCTCATGCAGTGGAACTGGTTTAGCAAGTGGGACGACTGCACCCAGAGCTACTACGCTCGCCGCCGAGTGCAGGAGGGAGACGGTATCGGCGGCGTTCACCTCGGCATGCACAACGCGCTACTCGGAGCCTTCGGTGGCGTCATCGTCGACCACGTCGACGGCGACACGCTGAACATGCGGAAACAGAATCTACGCATCGCAACGCCGGGCCAGAACGCATGGAACCATCCGACGCGGAAGGACAATCGGCTCGGGGTAAAGGGCGTGCGACAGAAGGGGCGGCTGTTCGAGGTGCGCATCGCCGTCAACGGCAGGCGCGAGGGTAAGACGTTCACGTCGGTCGAGGAGGCGCTCACTTGGCGCTACCAGATGGCCGCGGAGAAGCATGGCGAATTTAGGAGAGTGGCGTAATGGCGGACGTAAGAGCATACGAGTGCAGGGTGAAGGGTTCCGAATATGCGTCGACCATTCACTCGACCAGTGCCAGTAAGGCGCGATACCGGTACTTCCTTGACCTAGACGATTGCTATCCGGATCTCCGATTGATCGATATCGAGGTTAGGTCGCTAGGTGGTCCGCGCTCCGATGCTGAGTTCATGCGAACTGCTCGTTATCGGGGTGTGGAGTTCGCTCGCGTCGGTATGGCGGTAAAGGTGGGCGGCTATGACGGAGCGATTGTCGGAAAAAACTCCTCGGCCAATTTCGATGTTCTTATGTTTGCCGGCCCATGGGCGGGCGTCGTGATGAACGTTCACCCGAACACGGAAATACAGTACTTCGACGCAAGTGGTGTCGAGATAAAGGCGGTGGCGTAATGGCAGGGCTCAACGTTTCAAAATGGCAGGCGGCGCGGCGGAAACAGTTTTACGATCCCGCGATGCAGTTCTTTCTCCGGATGATCCGCACGGCGCTCGATGAGGCTAAGGCGGTGAAGGGCGTTGCATGTCCCTACGTCGGTGGGTGGTATGCCGATGGCTCGCCGATGGAGTTCGCGGTCGGTAACAAACACTTCCGCCAGGCGGACTGGCAATCCTGGGATGACGCTGTGATGGCTCGAGATTGGATTTCCAGGCAGACGCCCGACCGGCATGTCGACCAGTGCGGATACCTGCTCAGCTTCCAGCACGCCTGCGAGCTGCTTGGTCTGAATCCTGACTACGAGGCGACATGGATGCTGCGTGAGATAGACGAGTGCGCAGACTTCGATACGGAAGAGGTTCACGCGCGGATTGAGTTCCTGACGAATAACCCGCCAGACGATGTCGAGGAAGAGCTCTTTGAGGGATTCCGAATCGTCGCCAAGGTGGACCAGATGTCGATGTTTGGAGAGGTGGCAGCATGAAGATAGGAACGAAGAGTGTGTTGTTTGGCGCGCGCATCAATTCCTGATTCACCCATGGTTTGTTGCGCTGGCATGGTGGAAGCTTTATGGCTTCCCCTGGGACCCGCGGCTGTGGGTGGCTTTCTTCGTCCATGACCTCGAGTACATCGGCAAGTTTTTATCGGGTAACTGGAAAGCTAATCCTCGATCGATTGTCTGATAATATCAACCGTTTCCTTCCACCTGGCTCCGGTGAACTCGGAGAAGTCGTCGAGCGCGCCGGCGGCGGATGCGGGGGCTCCCTGGCTGCGCATCCACTTCTTCAGCTCGCCGATCTCGCCCTGGATGTGGTCGATCAGCGCGTGGTGGACGGAGTCGAGGTGCTCGCGGACAGCTTCGGCGTCGATCTTTGGCTTCTCGGGCTCTTTGGGTTTGGGCGGGTTGCGGCGCTCGACGAAGCTGAGCTCGCTAACGGGGACACGGTAGCGCTCGAACAGCGTATCGGGAAGGTTGAGGTCGACTTGATCTCCGCTGGCATAAACCCGCGTGACGACATAGACCGTGTCGGATCCGGTTCGGGTGACCTTGTCGCCGATGGATGGCGTCTCGCGATGGGGTGCGGGCTTCTCGGCCTGCGGCTTCTGCTTGAGCGATTCGGCGAGTTCCGCACTGATGTCGATAGGCTCAGACTTCTTTACCGTTTTCTTTCTAGTTGCCATATGGGCAACAGCGTAGCATTGGAGGTCATTTTCCAACGGCTCGGGGTCTTTGGGGGGATTCGGCGCATCGGCGGCGTAGGCCAGTCTGTGCAATGGCACACGGAAGAGGGCTTTCGCGGTGCCCGGAATATGAAGGGCGACGGAGTTTCCGTCTAGATGCAGCTTGCTTACAGTCCAGATGGAGTCGCCTCCGTAAGCGGTTACCTGATCCCCTATGGCGAGGGTGTCGTAAGCGACGCTCTCCTCCTTGCGGCGCGTCTGATCCGCGTTGGACTCGGGTTTATCCCCGCGTCTTCGCTTCATCTGTATGTTGCCCGCACACATATATCTACGGAGCAGGCCTGGTGAAAGTTCTGTTTTACCTATGGACGGCGATTCTTTTTTGAGGAGTGTGTTTGGGCGTAATTGAATTGATTGCTGCTCCTGGGGCAACCCGAATTGCGGTTCTACGCATCTTTTTGCGCACTGATGATCTACCACGTCAGTGGCAGGTGCAGTAAAGGTCAATTTGTGCAGAGGAGGACCAATGCTGATCCGCAAGCCCTTTTGCCATGATTGCTACAACCTTGAAATCAAGCTACGACAAGCGGGGGCAGAGAGTCAGGAAGCTAGAGATTCGATGCTCAATCCCATAACTCCGCTACTGATGCGTTGCGACCGCCTTGACTACGCGTTCAAGGCTGTGCAGATTGCCAGTTCAGAGCTGAGTGCGCACCAAAAGGATTGTTTGCTGGTCCGCAAGAGTGCGTGACGCACGATTTTTGCCAGCTTTCCCTCCATCGACATACATAGGAATCAAGAGCAGGCGAGAACTATCAGGGCGTTGAGCCGAACCGGTTTCCGGTGACACAGTGATAGGAATTCTCGACCTGCTCTTTTTCCTTATGCTCAAGCGATCGAAAAAGAGAAAGCCGTCGTTCGTGCGGTATGGCAATGGCCGCGAAGTGTGCCGCGATGAAGAGTGGGAGAAGCGGCGTAAAGAGTGCCATGATCGTGCCCGCGGACGCTGTGAGGGATTGAAGCTCGGTAGGCGTTGTAATCGGCTGGCTCCGCTCCATAACGTCATAGACCCGGACTACGGCGAGGTAATGTTTCCGGCTGGCCATGCACACCATAAGAACGGGACGCGCGGGCTGGGCGGCGGCAAGCGAGACGACAGGCCGGAGAATCTGGCGTGGCTGTGCTCGCGGTGTCACTGGGACGAGCATGTACCGAAAAAGGTTGTGCCGAGTAAAACGGCTTAGACTGCCTCCTATTCCTGTCTGCGGCGAAAATATCCAATTCCGCCAGACAAGAAACAAATAGCGGCGATGAGCGCCTCGAAAATAGCCAGCTTTCCATAGCCATCATCCGCTTGCGAAAGGTGAGTTCCAAAATAGATAGCCCCGACTCCAGAGAGGCATCCTGCTATAAGGCGAATAAATGAAGCCAGGGTAATCTCTTGTTCTTCTTGCATCCGAAACGGTCTCAGATGGTTGGATGATCTTCATCCTGAAAGGGTTTGCATTGTGGAATGTGTTTGCGGAGATCACGGACTCCCATCTGTGCTGCACACTTAGGGCATTGACGCTTTGCCTTTGGCCTGCCGCCGCGATGATTCCGGCGGCGCTTGCTGTTTCTGCGGCCTGATTCGGCGGAGAGAAGGCGGTCGGGAACATGCTTGAGCCACTCGCGGATTGTGTCTATGTCGTCCATACACTTACTACTGCTGTTTGTATCTAAATACCTCGAAAGTGACACATTCGGCGTCTTCCGGCCATTGTAAGATCGGCGAGTATCGCTGAATCATTCTTGCGCCTTGATTCCTCAATCACCTGGGAGAGTAAAACCGTGTCACGTAGCAAAGCCGCAGCTTTAGTAACCTCGATCGCCATCGCATTCTCGCCCCTGCTTACCGGCTGTGGGACTGCTCAAGCGAAACCCGCTGATGCCACCTCTGCTCAATCCGTACTGGGTCCGGCTGGGCCTGCTGGGCCGCCAGGAATCGTCTTCCGGAGTGCATATAATCCCGCCACGCAATACGCCGTGGATGACGTGGTGACATATCAAGGTTCGACCTATATCGCCATCGCGAGCGCTGTAGGCGTTGCTCCGCAAGGGTCTCCGCAGAGCGCGTCGAGGTGGTCAGTATTGGCCGCTGCTGGAATCAATGGACAGGCTGGCGCAACTGGAGCAGCCGGACCGCAAGGGGTGCAGGGTGTGCCAGGCTTGCCCGGTGTGCAAGGGCCAACCGGCCCGACTGGACCGCAGGGGCAAGCGGGAGCGGCTGGGCAGGATCGCACCTCATTCCTGGCGGGGAAGAAGTTTTACGTGCTGGGAGACAGCATATCCTCGGTGTCGCAGGGGAAGGAATGGCAGAAGATCGTCGTAAAGCGCACAGGTATGATCCCGACGTACACAGACGCTCTTCCGGGTAGGGAACTCAGGCAGGCTTTTGAGTGCTATGGAGCCGCAACGCCTGGAGGCGCTCTGGGTGTTTACTCGGCAGCCTTGCAGCCGCAGTGCGGGAGTGATGGTGGTAAAGAGGGTGCCACGCTTGCGGAGAATCTGGCTGGCTCGGATGTGGCAATTATTGAACTGGGGACGAATGACGAGACTGAGCCGGTCGGGCAGTTTGGCGACCTGCCTAATGCCGGCACATCTGAGGGTACATTGCGGTGGATCGTGGAGACGATCGAAGCCGCCAAGCCCACAATCCGCGTGGTGGTCATAACCCCGGAGTTGAATACGAGGGGCGGTGCGACCAGCGCCAACGTCAAGCTATTGGCTGAAGCGGAGGTAGAGTACGCAGAGAGCGTCGGCGTGCCTGTTGTCAATATGTTCCGGCTGGGTGGCGTTAGTCCGGTGAATATCGGAACGCTGTTGCAGGATGGTATCCACCCAACGGTGTGGAACTACGACAACATCTACGGCCCGGTGATCGCGCAACACCTGATGCAGATCTTCTAGGCACATCTAGACGGGTACAACCGAGAGCGACACAAACACCAGTTGTTTGTGTCGCTTTTTGGCGTTGATTTGGAGTTGCGGGCTATCTCTTAGATAACTTCACGGCGCTGGCATCCACTGAATAAGTCCAGCGGCGCATTCCGACGTGGAGGACAGCGAGGTTTTGCGCGAGCCCTCGTACTACTGGCCCGCACGCGGTCATGGCTTAGGTAGAAGGGCCTGTAGTAATGGGACGCCTGGGCGAAGCGGCGGGCTGGTTTTCATCCGTGTCGCCTTAGTTTCTGAAAACCCGGCTCTTAGAGAATGTGGTGCGATGAACGACACATCTGCGATAAGAGAGATCGTGTAAATCGGGACCACATGCTCAAACTCTATAATTTGCAGATGCGTTTAACTTTGCGAAATATCTCAGGTCCTCTGTCCGCAGTGTTCCTCTGCTTTTTAACACCAAGTTACCTGATCGCAGCGCAGACCTCTGCCAATGAACAAAGCAATCCTGAGACTGGAAAGAGTGTTCATCAGATGTTTCTGGAGGATCAGGACGACACCCCAGCTGGTAAGCCCGGCGGTGTTGCAACAGTTTCGCAGGAAGAGATCAAAGAGCGTGGGGAAAAAAGACGGCGAATAGTCTCCGCTATGCTAGAGAAGGGACAGGTGCGAACAGCGGAGGATCTTCATGATGCAGCGCTTCTATTTCAACATGGTGAATCAGCGAATGACTATCTACTCGCACACATTCTCGCAGTCGAAGCCGTTATCAAGGGAGACGATAAGTCAAAATTTCTCGCTGCAGCTACATTGGACCGCTATCTTCAATCTATTAATAAGCCACAGGTATTCGGCACACAATATGCTCCAATGACTCCTGTTCAACCAGCAACCTCAGCGGGGAATGTGGGAGTTTTCAAAGGAAGGGTTTGGACACATATGCCTTTTGATGAACAGGTATTGCCAAATGCTGTGCGGCACGATTACTGCGTCCCTGACCTGGAACAACAGAAGAAAAATTTAGCTACCTTGAACGCAGGATCTTATCCTGGAGAGGCGCTGGTGGCACCTGGCTGCAAGCGGTAGACGCAACTGCTTTGATCATTTCACCCAGAAGCCGGTAAGCATCGTAGGAATGCTTCAGCTCAGAAATTACAGCCCGATTGCCCAAATGCGGTTTTCGGAGACTGTCTGCCTGATTTTGACCTTTCGTCTCATTGTGTCCCCATGGCGAACCACTTGGACACGAAATGCACAAACGAAGGGTGTGGGCATCGGAAAGGTAATCATAGGCACGAGCACGAGGCGGGCAAGCTGGCCCGCATCGGTGGCTGCTATGTAGCTTATGAGCGCGTGAGTGCGGACTACGTGCGCCGCAAGTGCCTGTGCCGCGGCTTCAGCGATGGGAAGCGGTGGAAGGATGGCAAGCGGATATGAGGATGTATATGGATGAAGACTTCTGGATAACGGTGCGGATCGCAATCGTTGGTTTAGTTCTTCTGTTGCTGCTTCCGAAGCTTGTGGCCGGGTGCGAAGCGGATATGAACAACGATGTGTGCAGGAAATGCGGTAAGACTGACGCGCGCTGCCTGCGGTAGGCACAAACAACTGCTGTTTGCGTTCGAGGTCACGGACTGCAGTCCTCTCGCGGTCATGGATTAGGTAGCAGGGCATGAGGGAATGGGACGCATACGGACACTAAACGCATCCGGTATGAGACGATCATTTCGTTACCAAATCGCATATGGGACGTAAACCGCCGTGGAACTTCAAGAGCTGCCACAGCCTGTATCTTCGCCGAGCACTGTTTCCATGCTCGAAACTGGCTCCAAGATTGTCGCTTCCTTTGTCGTCGTCCTGTATACGTGCGGCTTTCTCATCACGTCTATACACAACTTCCAGTACGGTTATTCGGAGATGAATCCGTTTAGGCCCCGAATCCTTACTGCAGGCGCGTGGTTCTTCGTCTTCCTCGCTTTGCCTTTCACCTTCGTTCGTAGGCTTACGCGAACGCCGGCATTCCAGAACTCCGAGAAAAAAGGCATCATGCGTTTTCTGGACATAAGCTGGGTTTATCTGGCCTCGTGCGAAGGCATTTCGATTGGATGTTCGTACATCTTCAGCTTTGACGAAGCCGGTAAATCGGCCTCGACACCCGCACAGTTTGGGATAGTCGCTTTGGTCGTTTTTGGCGTTCTTGTGTTGATCGTACTGGGCGTCTTCCTTTTCCATCGGCTGATTCAGAAATGGAGAAACATCGTCGTCGCCACGTTCGTCGCAGTTTTGATAGGGAGCATCGTCTACCAGGGCATCAATGACTTCGTGAACAAGCGGCAGTTCCACTGGGGCGCGGTGGGCGTGTGGTTTGCAGCGACCGGCTTGTTTTTTTACTACGAACTTGACAGGCGTTCGTGGCTCTTATCCCTCGGAGACTGGCCACCGACGATGATCGCATTTCTCGGCTTCCTTGCATTCTTCGCAGAGAACTACTATCCGCACATTCTGTCGTCATGGGGCGGGGGAATGCCGATACCGGTTACGATCACCTTCACAAAAGACGCCGCGAAGAATGCATTGCAGGACATTCCGTATAAGCTGCTGGATGAGACCGACGCGGGTCTTTATGTTCTGCCGTTCAATGAAGGTACCGCGACTTTCGTGCCACGCTCGGCTATTGGAATGGTGCAGTTCTCAATCCACGACGCCTCGAAGAAGTAGCGTAGCCGCTCACTTTAGAGGTGTTCGCATATTGATTGCGACAAGGAGAAACGTTCCCGCTTCGCCTGAATCATTGCGATGAGTCGTTCGAGAGTCTTATCTCCGCTTGGGATCGTAAATCCCTAGAAGCTATGCGACTTCTTTCCATCCTGCAGTGCAACTGCCTCAAACCATCCTCCATTTTGCTTCGTTCCCTCAAACCAAACGCAATGGGCCTGAGATCCGCTGACCTCGTCGATCGTCATCTTAGGCCCTCCGGACTTGAGCGATACAACATCCCCAACCTTGAAGTTCATGTGCTTGCATTCTCCTATCTATGGATGACGCAATAGTACACGGTATTGTGGCGCAAGTGAGGCGCAAGTCATTGAAAATTCACGCTTGGGTCCTTCCCGGCGTGTCGAGTTTGAGGGTGACGCGCCACCGCATATATCTTCTAGCGCCAGCAAATTTTAGACCTCATTTCCATTTCCGCGATATGAACGGTTTGTGATCGCGAATGAAATGGAAACTCTGGAGCTCGACGATGTCGCCTCGCTGCTTGGCGTATCGGAGCGGATGGTCCGCAACTACATAAAAGACAATGACTTGCCCTGTGTCGGTGATGGCCGCGGGCGGCGCTTCGTCTGGGCGGATGTTCGGGAATGGTACGTCTCTTACCGGCTTGAAAAAGATGGAAGTCGCGGAAATGAAGCGTGTCAAATTCCGGCAGTTGACGACGAAAGCGCCGAGCAGGCCGCACTCCGCAAGCTGAAGGCGGAGGCGGACCTCAAAGAGCTCGAGTTGGCCACCAAGCGGGGCGAGGTCGTGGCGATTGAGGACGTAAAGCGATCGGTCGAGAATGTGGCGGCCAGTCTCAAGTCGGCGATCTTGGCTATGCCTTCCAAGCTGGCTACCCGCCTGGTCGGGATGAAGGACAAGCGAGCGATCAATGAAGTTCTGACGGATGAGGCTGAAGAGTTGTGCCGGAAGCTTCAGCATGTGGCAGACAAGCCGGTCGACGATGAAGAGGATTCGGACAGTGAGTAAGTACGTTTCGACGCCTGACAGTATTTACGCGCTATGGGACGCCATACGTGCCGGCCTGGCGCTCCTCGAGCCTCCGCCAAAGCTGAGTGTGTCTGAGTGGGCGGACCGGTATGCTTACCTCTCTGCGGAGAGCTCCGCCCAGCCGGGCAAGTGGATTACGGCTACTGCGGAATATCAGCGTGGGCTTATGGATGCCGGTAGTGACATGACCATTGAGCGCATCGTGGCGATGTGGGGCGCGCAGCTCGGTAAGACGGCCTGTCTGCTCAATATCAACTGGTACTACACAGCACATGATCCTTCCCCAATGCTGATGGTGCAGCCGACACTTGAGGCTGCCGAGGACTTCTCAAAAGAGCGTATCGCTCCGGCCATTCGAGACACTCCGGCCCTCTCGAAGCTCTTTCGGTCGCCCAGGTCGCGAGACTCCAACAATACGCTGCTGAAGAAAGAGTTTCCCGGCGGCGGCTTGGCGCTTGCGGGAGCCAACTCTCCTGCCGGACTCGCTTCGCGATCGCGCCGGATTGTCCAGGGCGATGAGGTCGATAAGTGGGAAGCCTCCGCTGGTGCCGAGGGTGACCCGGGGAAGCTGATGGAGGCCCGTACCGCGACCTTCTGGAATAAAAAGATCATCTACACGTCGACGCCGTCGATCAAAGGCGCTTCGCGCATTGAGCGCGAATTCCTGAAGAGCGACCAGCGCCGATACTTTGTTCGCTGCCCGCACTGTGACGAGGAGCAGGTGCTCGAGTGGGGGAATCTAAAGTGGCCCGCTCCAAAAGGTGAAGATGGTAAGCCCGACCCGAGGCCGGACGAGTGCTACTACGTCTGCGGCGCGAACGGGTGCGAGGTCCTCGAGGGAGAAAAACCCGAGATGGTGCGCCACGGCGTGTGGCGTGCGACGAAGAAGAGTATCGATGGGAAGACGGCGGGCTTTCATTTGAACGCGCTCTACTCGCCGTGGGTGACGTGGCCGGACCTTATCCGGAAGTGGCTGGACGCGCAGGGAAACCCGAACGAGTTGCAGACGTTCGTCAACGCTAGCTTGGCGGAGACGTGGGAGATCCAGGGCGATCGAGTTGAAACCGAGATCTTCAAGGATCGCGTACATCCCTACCAGGCGGAAGCTCCGGCGGGTGTCCTTGTCATCACGGCGGGTGTCGACGTGCAGAAGGACCGCCTTGAAGCCAGCGCGGTCGGGTGGGGTGCGGGCGAGGAATCCTGGGCGCTGGATCATCGCGTCTTCCAGGGTGACCCGGCGAAGCCCGATGTGTGGGCAGAACTTGACGACTGGCTCCAGAGAGAGTGGGAGCATGAGAGCGGCATCATGCTGCGAATACGTTGTACGCTCGTCGATTCGGGTGGCCACCACACAAAGCAGGTCTACTGGTTTACTAAAGCGCGTGAGCATCGGCGTATCTATGCCTGTAAGGGGCGCGGCGGCTCTCACCCGCTGCTAGGGCGTCCCTCGAAGCAGGGCGATGCGCAGGCTCTCCTCTACATGGTGGGAGTCGACTCCGCAAAGGAATTGTTTTATGCGCGCTTGAAAATTGAGAGCGAGGGGCCTGGCTACTGCCATTTCCCAGACGACCCGAGCACCTTTGATGATGAGTTCTTCGCGCAGCTCACCGCAGAGCAGCAAGTACCCATCGTGCGCGATGGACTCAAGGTAATGGTATGGCGTAAGCGGCGAGACCGAAACGAGGCGCTCGACCTACGCGTGTACGCCATGGCCGCGCTTGAGCGAATCAAGCCCAACTTTCCTTTGGTAGCTGCGCGGATCAAGCAAAAGGCTGAGCGTGTAAAAGCCGAACCGGCGAGCGAGGCGTTCATCCTTGGCGCTCCCGCTCCAGCGCCGCCGTCGTCGACGAAACCAAAGCCGCGGAGTAGGACTCGCCCTGGCGGATGGATCAACGCGTGGAAAGGATAACTTGCGTGGTTTCCATGTTCGCCGGTAGAGGTGGAGCGTGAGCACTCTATATCAAGAGATCTTTAGTGGTGAGCAGCTGATTCCCCGGCACGAGCCGGAGCGTGTCGTGGCGGGGGATACGGTCAGGTGGACCCGCGTAGTGCCGGGATATCCATCTGGCGCTAACGCGCTGGCCTATACGCTCATCAATCGCACGAACGTATACCAGGTGGGGGCAGACCAGGTTTCACCGAGCGGTGATGGATTTCAGGTGACTATACCGGCGACTGCGACCGCTGAATGGGCTCCAGGGCATTACCGCTGGCAGGCGTATGTCTCTGACGGAGAGGGCAATCGCTTCACCGTGGGGACCGGCGAGCTCGACGTTTTCCCGAATCTTCAAGTCCAGACCGCGGGTATCGACGACCGCGAGGATGACGAGAAGATTCTCGACGGGATAAAGACGGTGCTCGCCGGGAAGGTGCTCGAAGACGCCCAAACCTACACCATTCATGGTCGCGCTCTGACCAGATACACCTTTGCGGAGCTGCAAGAGCTGCGCGGACAGTACGAACGAAGGGTCCGAGCGATCAGGATTCGACGTGGAGAAAAGGTTCGCGGTCGCGGAATAGGAGTTGTCTTCTCTCGTGGCTACTAATTTGACACTGTTGGACCTTGCGGAAGCTAAAGCGGCGTTACCTGCACGTAAACCTGCTCTAGCCGTGACTAAAAGAACTTTCTCGGCGGCCCAGCAGAATCGTTTCACGCAGGACTGGGCTACCTCGATTCTGTCGCGAGACCAGAAGCTCTGGCAGGATTTGAGGAAGTTGCGAGCGCGGTCTCGAGAACTGGCCGACAATGATCCCCTTGCGGCTAAGTTCCTCTCGCTCTGCGTGGCCAATATCTCTGGGCCAAAAGGTATCACCATGCAGTCTAAGGTGAAGGCGCTACGTGGGCCTGCTCTGGCTGCTGGCCTCAATGAGCAGATTGAGACGGAATGGCGGCGCTGGGGGCATCGTGGAAACTGCACGGTGGACGGGACGATGAGTTTCTCGGATCTCGAGCGCCTCTTTGTCCGCACTGTGGCTATGGACGGCGAATTCCTCTGCATCCTGAAGGCTGCCGACAATCCCTGGGGTTTCTCTGTTCAGGTTATCGACGTCGACCAGCTCGACTCTACTTATAACGTCCCTCCGGCCCAGGGCCGTAACGAGATCCGCATGGGGGTCGAGCTGGATCGTATGCGCCGCCCCGTCGCTTATTGGCTGTGGACGCAACATCCTAACGAATGGTCTGCGAGTGATCGTGCTCGCGTCCGTGTGCCGGCGGAGAGTGTGATTCACGCTTTCCTTCCCGACAGTGCCAGGCAGACGAGGGGCGTTCCGTGGATGACGCCCGCGATGTACCAAATGAACATGCTGAAGGGATATGAAGAGGCGGCCATCACGGCAGCGCGCGTGGCCGCGTGTCAGTCCTTTGCGATCACCACGAAGGATTCGGGGGAGGATGATGCTTTCGAGGGGGACGGCGAGAATCTCGACGGGACGACATCGCTCGAGCTGACGCCAGGTGGTGGTATTCGGCTTGGTCCAGGTGAGGACATCAAATCAATCTCACCGGAACATCCGACAACGAACTACGGGCAGTTTGTGAAGGAGTGTAAGCGGAATATTGCAACCGCCCTGAGTGTGTCATACACATCTCTAGCTGACGACCTTGAGGGAGTGAATTTCTCCAGTATCCGCGCAGGCCTATTGAACGAGCGGGATATGTGGCGTGTGCGTCAGAAGTTTGCTATCACGCAGTTTCACCAGCGCATTTCGCGGGCGTGGTTGGCGGCCTCGGTATTGTCTGGGCGCATCGACCTCAGTGTTAGGGACGAGGAGGAGGTCCTCGAGCAGATCCGCTGGCATCCTCATGGCTGGGACTGGGTGGACCCGAAAAACGATCAGAATGCGAATGTGCTGGCTGTGGAGAATGGCTTCACTACCCGGACCCGAATTCTCGGAGAGCGAGGCTATGACCTTGAAGACACGCTCCGCGAGTTGGCGGAGGAGGAGGCTCTCATCAAGAGTTTCGGGCTCACCCTGGGGACTGACACGAAGGGCGAGGCTGATACGGCAGACGACGACCAGCAGTCTCAAGGGTCCGCAGATAGCGGCGGCGCGAAAGATGAAGCGGCCAAAAAATAGAGCTGCTCATGGGATAGAGAGTTGAACCCGGCAAAATTTGCCGGGTTTTTTCTTTTGGGCGCATAACCGCGTTGTGAGCAAGCAACGCATACCCGACGCCCTTCCGATCCAGCAGCGAGCGGCGACTGTATCCAGCTTCGACTATGACAAGCGCACGGTTACCTTCGCGCTCACGTCGGAGACGCCGGTCGAACGTTGGTATGGGGAAGAGATTCTCGATCACTCGGATAGCTCGATTGATACTGAGCGCCTGAGCCGAGGAATCCCTCTCCTCTTCAACCATGACCCAAACCAGCACATCGGGCGTATCGAGAGCTACGAGATCAAGGATAAGAAGCTCTACGTAACGGCTCGATTTGGCAACTCTCCTCTCGCGCAGCAGAAGCTCGACGACGTCCGCGACGGCATTCTCGTCGACGCCAGCGGCGGTTACATCCCGCGAGATTACCAGTTCACAGAAGGAAAGAAGGGCGCGCAGGACACCGTGCGCTGGACTAACTGGATGCCCGCAGAGGGCTCCCTTTGTCCCGTACCTGCGGACCCGACTGTCGGTATCGGTCGTTCGATTGATGCCCCATCGGTTCCAGTGGGGACGCCTATCTTTCCAGTCCGCAGCCTCGGCGCTGTAGTTGAGGCCGAGGCTGCGGACACGGCGGAGGCAGTTGATCCAGCCGAAGAGCAGCGTTCTACGCAGTCCAACCCGGCCCAGGCCGAAAACAAGGAAGAGGTACGCATGTCCACCCCCGCTACCGGCCACAATGAGGCCGTTGCCGCTGAGCGTAACCGCGTCAGCGAGATCAACGCGATCGCGCAGCGTTACGCCAAGTTTGTCACCCCCGAACAGCGCGACAAGTTCGTCGCCGACGAGACCGGCGTCGATGTGGTCCGCAAGTTCGTCATGGATAAGCAACTTGAAGAGGCGCAGGCCAACGAGGTGCGTAACCTCAATCCTCTCGGCCTGAGCGAAGCCGAGCAGCGCAGCTACTCGCTTACCTCCGCACTGCGCGCCGCCGCCGGCGAGACGCAGCGTGGCTTTGAGCATGAGGTGTCCGATGCGCTCGCGAAGTCTACCGGACGCAGCGCTCGCGAGCATGGCCTGTTCATCCCGATGAATATGAAGATGCGCGCTGGCGATCTTGATCGCATCGCGTCTCGCAATGGCCTGCCGATCGCGACCCGCGCCGCCAACGACACGAGCGCTGGCAATGGCAACGGTGCAGCTACCATCTTCACCGAGTTCGTATCGCTGATCGAGCTACTGCGCAACCAAGTCAAGGTTCGCCAGATGGGTGCGACGTTCCTCGCCGGACTCACCGGCAACGTGGCCTTCCCGAAGCAGACCGGAGCGACCAGCGCTTCGTGGGTTGCCGACAATCCTGGTGCCGATGTCGCTGACTCCAACATCAGCTTCGCCCAGATGAGCATGACGCCGAAGATCCTTCAGGCGTCGACCGGCTTCTCCCGCCTGCTGCTTCAGCAGAGCTCGGTGGATGTCGAGGCGCTCATCCGTATGGACCTGACTGCCGTCGCCGCGCGTGCGATCGACCTGGCGGCCCTGGTTGGAACGGGCACGAACAACCAGCCCAGGGGTATCCTCAACCAGACCGGCATTGGCTCCATCGTCACCGCCGGCGCGGCCCTGAGCTTCGACAATATCACCGAGTTCGAGACGCAGATCGCCGAGGCGAATGCGGACGTGCTCGGAACCTTGGGGTATCTCACCACGCCGCGCGTGCGGAAGAAGCTGAAGAATACTGCCGAGCTGGCCAACCAGATTGCGCTGCCCATCTGGCAGAACAACGAGGTCAATGGCTACAAGGCGGACGTTACCAACCAGCTCCCGACGCCGCTGTCTACCGGCGGAACGCCGTACAAGCAACACACCATGATTGCCGGCGTGTGGAGCGAACTTCTGATTGGCGAGTGGGTCGCCTATGAGGTTGTCACCGATCCCTTCCGCCTGAAGAAGCAGGGAATCATTGAGGTCACCACCTACGACACTTGCGACGTCAATGTGCGGCATCCTCAGTCTTTCGTCGCCGCCACGGACATCAATCCGCTGGCCTAAGACGAGGGCGTAACGAGCGGGTCGGGAAAGCAAGCCCGGCCCGCATAGCTTCCGCCCGAGGGCGAGAAAGAGGTTTTGTATGGCTGACGATAAGCCGAAGGTGGCGAGTTTCATCTCCGTCACGCCCGGAAAAAAGATGCGCGTGAAGACGACCGCTGAGACCCGGATTGCCGGGCAGCACGTCTCCGCCGGAACCGTCGCCGAAGTGATGGAGGACGTGGGATACGACCTCATCACTGCTGGCAAAGCCGAGAAGTATATCGGCTGACGACAAGATACCCCACAAACGACGAATGCCGGTGGGCCAGGAGTGAGGCGAGTATCCCTGTTGCGGCGGGGACGCGTTGCCAACCTGCGACGGAGTATAGGCCGGCAGATGAGAAGGGGCGGGACCGCAATCCCGCCAGCTTGAGGATCTATGGCCCGTTTGAAGAGCTTTCAGCTTGCACCCGACATCTTCGCGAACCTCTTTACGATCGGCGCACATTCGGCCTACACGGTAGATGCGAATGGTTTCCCAGATGGCGTGGTCGTCGACAGCTTCGCAGAGGTGCGCGATGCGAGCGGCAATCTGGTCGGGGTGAAGGTGCTGCTTGAGCATCAGACATTCCCCGACATTGATCCGACCGGCACGGTGCCGATTGTGATCCCGGGAATTTCAAAGGCTACGGCTTAGGAGGATGGATTGGCGAAGTCGGTAAACAAAGTGATGCTCCTGGGCAATCTGGGGCGTGCTCCGGAGGTGAAGTCCACCAGCGGCGGTACGGTTGTGGCTTCGTTCTCGCTGGCGACCGCGGACCGCTACAAGGACCAGGGCGGCAACTGGCAGGATCGCGCCGAGTGGCATAACTGTGTGGCCTTTGGGAAGACGGCGGAGATTATCCGCGACTACGTCGGCAAGGGCTCGAAGCTCTTTGTCGAGGGCAAGATGCAGACGCGCTCCTGGGACGATAAGGAGAGCGGCCAGAAGCGCTATAAAACCGAGGTTGTCGTGCTCGAGGTGTCTCTGCTTGGGGCTCCGATGGGCAAGCAGGCTTTTACATCTGATGCTGGCGACGACGAACAACCTGGATATGCCTACACGCGCCAGGTCCAAGACGATGACGTTCCTTTTTAGGGGTGGGCATGGCATTCGCATATAGCGATCGCGGGTATGCGCTAACGGAGAGCTCCGAGGGAGTTCGCCTGACGGCGTATCAGGACTCGGTGGGTGTGTGGACGATCGGCTACGGCCATACGCTAGGTGTGAAGGCTGGCGACGTCTGCACGGCGGCGCAGGCGGACCACTGGCTGCACGAGGACATTGCCGCAGTGGTCGCCTGCGTGAATAGCCTTGTGACGTCACGGATCAACCAGAACCAGTTTGATGCTCTGGTGGATTTTGCTTTCAACCTGGGGTGCGGTGCGCTGTCGAGATCGACTCTACTGAGGCACGTCAACGCCGAGCGGTTTGTGGCGGCTCGCCTTGAGTTCTCTAAGTGGATCTATGCCGGAGGCGAAGTGCTGGCTGGCCTGGTGAAGCGCCGCGCCGCAGAGGCGGCACTCTTTGCCGCATAATTGCCCGAATTTCTCGAATGCCGGTAATTAGAAGGTATGCCGATAGGGGATAACGATCTCGCGTCAGGAGTTTTCTTCAAGGACTTCGGGGTCGTTGTCCAGTTTGGGACACAGTTTGCAACTGGAAACTTTGATGCTCCGAGCAAGGATGCCATTTTTGGCGGAATCACGACGGTGAGTGATGAGGAGTATCGGGTGGAGGTGTCTTATGTAGCTTTCTCGCCTATGCCGGATGCTCGGTCGAAGCTTGTCATCGGAGGAGCTAGCTACTCGGTGAATTCGGTAGATCCCGTCGACGACGGGAAGACGGTAGTGCTGAGGATGCGTCGGCTATGAGTGGCGTGTCTGTTCGTGAACAGATTTTGCAGCTTATCGTGTCGCGCCTCGGCGCGGAGGGGACACCCGCTAAAAACGTGTTTCGTTCGCGTATGGAGCAGATTTCGCAGGCTGATTTGCCGTGCTACGTGGTGATGCCCCTAGATGAGGATTCGCATGTTGGAGGGGACTTTACGGACAGAGAGTCTGTAACGCGCATGCTTCAGGTTTCGGTAAAGGCGATCGTAGACGCTGCCACCCAGGAGACGGGTGATTCTCCGGAGCTGTCGGGCGTGGCCATCGACGACTCTGCGCTCGATCCGTTCTATGTCTTTGCGGCAACCCAGTTGGTTGGTGGGGATGGCCGGCTCGGCGGCTTTGTGAATGCGGCAGATGAGTCCAGGCACGAGATGGTGTTTCAGCCGGAAGGGCGAGACCTGATCGGTTTGGATATGGGGTTTCAATTCGAGTTTTCGACGTTGCGTGGCGATCCCACGCAGAGGGGGTAGTGAATGGCAGGAACGGCGGCAACGAAGCTCCGCGGTTATCAGGGGCAGGTCTACTACGCGGTTGGGACCGGCACGAAGAAGAAACTGTCTCACCTGACCGATGTAACGGTCGATGTGAAGGCGGATTCGATCGACTTTAGCGACCACGATAACGACGGCTGGAAGGATACGGGTGCGGGCCTCAAGTCTTTCAGCGGCACAGCGACCCTCAATAAGTTCACGAACGATATGTCGCAGGATGACCTCTTCAATGCGCTCACCGGGGCGACCGACGTAACGATCGAATTCCGACAGCTGGATGCTGTGGGCGAGACCATGTATACCGGCACCGTCAATATCACCGGTTATTCGATGAAGTCTCCGAACAGCGGCGCGCAGACCATAGATATCACTTTCGATGGACGGGGAGCTCTGACCGAAGGTTCTATCGTCGCCTCTTCGTAATCGACAGATTTTCTCCTGACAGGGTGCTTCTTTGGGCGAGGAGCACCCTGATTTTTTGCATGTGAGGAGTGGAATGGGAAACGCTATTTCAGGACGAGTGAGGTTGGATATCAGTGGCGCGCGCCGGGAGCTGGCGTGTGACATGAATGCCGCAGAGGTGCTCTACGGGCAGCGCGGCGAGCATTGGGTACTGTGGCTAATAGAGCGCTTTGTCGGAACCCCGGTGCGCGAGGCCGGCAAGGTGGTTGGATATCGACGGCAGGGAATCTCTCCGGCAGAGGAGGTAGCCACGCTGTACGCGCTGCTTGCTACGGATCGCGAAGACTCGGGCCGGGATGATAGCGAGAAAGAGCTGCGCCGGTCTGTCGGACTGTTCAACCGTCAGGACGTGATGGACGCCATATCGAAAGCTGTGCTGGCGAGCTTCGGTGTACCGGGGGAAGAGATCGAGGTCGTCGTAGTCGCGGCGGACGCGCCTCGTGGAAGCGCACCCGCGGCAACGCATGGAACTGGCATCGAGCGCTGAAGGTTGGGATGGTCGAGCTCCGGCTCGCGCCGGCGGTCTTCTGGAGGACGACGCTGGCTGAGTGGCGCGTGATGCTAGAAGGGCTGGCCGACGCGCAGGACCTCGATATGCGCAAGCGTGCATGGGAGCTGTCCCATTTGCTCGTGGCTGCCGGCTGCAAGCCTGACAAAGTTACGGTTGCAAAGCTGCTTGGAGAGAAAGAGCGCCGCCAGCCAGATCGCGAGGAGAAGGCGCGGCGGGATACAGCCCGATTCTTCAAGCGGATGCAGAAGGAGAGGGAAAAGGATGGCTAATTCGGGCGTCGTTGTCGTCATTGCCGGCCAGGACAATACCGACCAGGTATTCAAGCAGATCGAGGCTAACCTCCAGCGCACGCAGGCGCGTGCAGCCGAGACGGAGAATGCGCTAGAACGCCTCGGGGAGCGCGGCGCGCGCGCCCTTGAGAGGATCGGCATCGCGATCGGCGTGCGCGAGGCGATCGAGGGCACAAAAGAGCTACTCACGTCCTCTCTGGAGTATGGCGAGTCGATAAATGACGCGAGCACGAAGACGGGCCTGGCCGTCCAGACGCTCTCTGTGCTGAAGTACGCAGCGGGGCAGACGGGGACCGAGTTCGACGCTGTCTCTGCCGCGGTCGCGAAGATGGATAAGACTATCGGGCAGGCGGCGTCGGGGAATCAGAACGCCGCAGCGCTCCTGAAGTCGATCGGCTTGAATGCTGCTGACCTTGCGGGGCGGACGGATGGCGCGGAGATCGCCTTCAAGCGCGCCTCTCAGGCCATCGCCGCGACCGAGAGCCCAGTAAACCGTGTCACGCTGGCCACTGGGCTCTTCGGTAAGTCGGGTGCAGAGTTGATTGAGACCCTTATCGGCATCGGCAATAACTTCGACTACTACAAGCAAAAGACGAACGACGCCGGCCTGCTTCTGGATGGCAAAACCGCTGAAGAGCTCGAGCAGACGAATAGGCAGCTGCGCGATCTTCAACAGCGCGTGCAGGGTGCCGAGCTTGCGTTCACGGAGGGCCTAATCCCTGGATTGCAGCGGATGCTCTCGGTAATTTCGGGTGGGAAGAGTAGCCGGGACTCGCTCGTCGAGTGGGGGCAGGATATCGCCCGCGTCATGGCTTTTGTGGCCGAGGTGGTGTACAGCGCGGCTTCCGCCGTCGAGTTCCTTTTTAGCGCATCAGAGGGCGGCAATCTCACGAGTGCCGGCGCGAAGGACATAGCCGCGGCAAAGCAGCTTCAGTCCCAGGCGGATCAGTTTCATGACATCGCCTTCGGTCCACAAAAGCCCTTCCAGCTGGGGGGAGCGCCGGAGGGTGGAGGCTCTGGTAGCGGCTCGGGGTTTGGTGGTACCGGGGATATCGCCGAGCAGAATAAGATACTCGCGGCACGGAAACAATTGGATGCGGCGCGCCTACGTCTGGCCGAGCAGGGAGACAGCCTCCGACAGCAGCAGGCTCGCGATGCGCAGGACAAGGCGCTCGCGCAGCTCGACAATGAGCACAAGCAGCAACTCGTCTCGGACTCTGATTACTACGCTCAGAAGTTGGCGATACAGAACGCCGCATACGATAAGCAACTCGATGCAGCACAGAAGAAAGAGAAGGACATCGATAGTGCGATCGCCAAGCTCAGGGCGGACCAGAAGAATAAGGGGGCAGGTTCGTCAGAAGGGATCGAGGACCAAGCAAAGATAGACGACTTGCAGGCGAAGCGCCTACAGGTCGAGGGGGAGATCGATAAGATATCGACCGAGTCGGCGAAGAATCGCCTCCAGGCAGAACAGGCGATATTTGAGCTTCAACAGAAAAGGCTCGCCACGTCGGATGAATTGGCGGCGCAGGTCGAGGCATCGCACGGTCTCTCCGTGAATGATCGCCTCAAGCAAAATGACGACCAATACGCTATTCAACGGCGCGGCCTGGTGGCGCAGTATGGCGCGGACTCTGTTGAGGTGGGAGATGCCGACCAGGTTGATAAGACGCGAAGGGACCGCATCTCCGCCTCTCTTCCAGAGGATAGCTACAATGCTCAATTGGCGTCGATCAATGCCCAGCGGTCTGGGGTCGACGCCGCGCGCTCGCGTGGCCTGATCTCATCGCAGCAACAGCAGCGGCAGCAGATCGTCCTCAACCAGCAGGAGGCGGCAGCGCTCCAGCCCGTTCTTCAGGCGTACGAGCGGCTGGCTGATGACGATGGAGACCTTGCTGCCACAGCGAAGGTTGCGGAGCTCAAAGAGAAGATAGCGGAGTTGAGTACGCCCGTCGATAACATCGCGCTTGAGATCCAGGACGGATTCAATGGCGCGTTTGAGAATCTCTTCACGAACCTCGACCAGGGATCGAAGGCGTTTGAGAACTTCGGGAAAAGTATAGAGCGGACGTTATCCAACTCCATCTATAAGCAGTTTCTCGAGACGCCCATCAATAACCTTACCTCGTCCCTGGCTGGCAATATCAGCGGTTCCTTCGGCAAGGTTCCTGTCGTAGGCACTCAGAATGAGTGGTCGAAGTCTGGAGGTGCTGGAGGCTTTAGTATCGGCAAGGCTCTCGGGGGCTTGCTTGGTGGTGGTTCTCCTGCCCCCGGGGGAGCATCGGGGGCAGCCAAAGGTTCCGGAATGAGCGTCACGGTTACGCTTGTAAATGACACCGATGCGCAGCTGAAGATTGGAGATATCGCCAAGCAGGGCGGTGGCGACCTCGATAAGTTCGAGGCACTGCTGGAGAAGAGTTTCAGTGGTGGCGGGCTGATGCGACAACTCCTTCAGGGAGCGTAGTCATATCCGCAGGCCGGATGAGTACAGTGCCTTCCAGTTGGATTCCCAGTGTCGGGCGAATCGATCCTGCACGGTTCGCTCGACCGTGTTCTCCATGTCGAGCTGTGACCGACGAACGTTGGCGCTCCGGATGAGCAGGTAGTACGGATAGGCGTAGCGCTCCTGAAATGGCCGCCCCATAATCGCCAGGTCGCCGCCTCTGAGCTTCTGGATGAAGAACACGAAGCCGTTGACTATCTTCTGATTCCGGATGGCCACCTGGCCCCTGCGGTTGGTGGCGGAGAATCGCCCCCCCACCGCTCCGAGCAGGGCGCGTGGCCGAAGTTCAGCGGGGATGATACCGGGAGCCATCTGGCGCAGGTACTTCGTTGGCACGGCCAGATACTCATGGTTCCCGTATGGGACCTTCGTGCCTCCGTCTTCCTGCCTGCCGAGATAGTCGGGGGCTCCCGTCTTTCGGTTGGCCGTATCGGTGTGGACATCGGCCTCTATTCGTCCGTCCTTGCCATTCTTACTGGCGGGCTTGATGCGGATGCCCTGTGTGGTCCAGGTGTTTCGGAGCTTGAAGGCTCGGGATACATTACGTTTCACGTCTGCCTGGGCATCGCGCGCTGTGTCGGTAAGCGTCTTCGCGACCATGAATGGAAGCTGGCGAGACTCGAAGCTCCGGCGTGCTGCAACGAATCCGCTGATGTCGACCTTGGCTGTGAATGTGGGCACGCCTGCATCATGCCAAGATTTCCCCGATTTTCGCCAATAGAGAGATAAGTGGGCTATGCCGGATTTTCCCCAGCTCTCTCGCGCCCCGAAGATGGCCGTCGAGGAGAAGTTCGACGACCCGACGATCCGCGATGAGATGGAGAACGGCTTCGTCTTCACCCGTCCGCGGTATCCGAGGATCAGAGAAACCCGGAAGATCCCTTACGACTATTGCACGGCTGTAGACCGCAAGGCGGTACGGGACTTCTACGCGCAGGTCGGTGGCTGGTCCTCGTTCACTTATGCCGACCGGCGCATCCCGAACATGGCTCCCGAGGTGCTAACGGTTCGCTTCAAGAGCCCTCCGGAGATCAAAGACCAGGGCTACGCGCGAGGGGAGAAGCGATTCTCTATCTCGATAGAGATTGAGGAAGTATGAGCCTCAACAGCATCTCCGTTGCGGCCAACCTTGAGAAGAGCAAGCTAGCCAGCTCCGAGCCGTGGTATGCGCTGATAAAGATCACCTGGCCGGATGGCTCGTTGATTCGCCTTGCGCGGAACACTGACGACGTGCAGTTCGACTGCGGCGATGGCGCGGGCGTGCAGCCATACACGGCCTTCAATTGGGAGTTTGACGCACTCGATGAGAAGTCGGACGGCTCTATTCCTACGTGGACGGTGCGCTGCTCGAACGTCAATCGCGCTATGGAGGCACTGCTGGAGGAGTACGGCGGGGGCGTGGGCGGCAATGTGTCTATCTTTGTAGTGAACGCTGCGAGGTTGAAGCGGGAGCCCGAGATTGAGCTCTACTTTGACATTGTCGAGAGCTCGACGACTGCGAAGCAGGTAACCTTTACCCTCGGAGCAGCGAGCCCGTTTCGCATTCTCTATCCGCGTCACACGTATTCGCCCGATCGCTGCATCTGGCAGTACAAGTCGATTGAGTGCGGATATGTGGGCGCTTTGGCGACATGCTCTCTCTCGATTGACGGGGCGAATGGATGCCGAGCGCACAGCAATCAGTCGCGCTTTGGTGCGTTCCCAGGTATCGACTCAAACGGCGTGAGGTCGGTGCAAATCAAGTGATTATTGAAGATCTGGTCGGGAAGCCCTACAGGTTGGGAGGAAGGGGGCCGGACGCGTATGACTGCGCCGGCCTTGTGGTCGAGATCATGCGACGACGCGGGATATCGATACGTATTCCCGAGTCCACCGACAGTAGGGCACGAAACTTCATCGCCATGCGGACGATACTTGCGGCCCGTTGGGAGGCAGTGGAGAAGCCGTTTCAGGGCTGCCTTGTATTTCTCAAGCCGGACCATGTCGGTGTGATGGTCAATCGCCGCCAGTTCGTTCACGCTGCCGAGGATATCGGGCAAGTCTGTGTGGAGTATCTCGACAGTGGTCTCTGGAGGCAGAGGTTCGACGGGTTCTACGAGTTTGCGGGGTATCGATGAAACTTATTCTTTGCAGGAATCCGTTCGACCTGACGAAGGGCACGGAGAGGCTAGAGGTCGCTCCGGAGTCGCTGGAGATGGTGTTGGCCGAAAGGTCGATTGAGCGCGACAAGAGCGTCATGTGTCTGAATGGCGAGATCCTGCCTCCCGAGAGGGGGCTCACTACCATTCCGCCGGACAGCTATGTCACGGTTGTTCCGAAACTCGAGAATAGTACGCTTCGGATTGTTGCCCAGCTCGGCGTGGCCGCTGCGTCTATATTTGCTGCCGGCCCGCTGGGAGGATGGCTTGCGGCGAGCGTATTTACTTCTCTGACGAGCGCCCAGGGAGTGGCTCTGGCGGCCTCTCTCATCAGTGTCGGAGGAAACCTTCTCATTGCTGGTGTGTCTTCGCTGTTTCAAAAGAAGCCGGTTCCGTCCTATGGCTGGAATGGACCGCAGACGACTGGCCAAAGCGGCCTGCCGGTGCCTAAAGGTTTCGGGACGATGCGATCCGCTGGAAATATCATCATGAGCTGGGTTGACCTCCAGAATGCCGATTCGGATGAGCACACAAATGATGACGGCGCGAACGACATCGGACGCATGTGGATGAATATCCTTGTCTGTTTTGGCTTTGGACCGGCGAAGTCGATTTCGGATATACGCATCAACGACAAGGATGTATCCAGCTACTCCGACGTCGCATACTTTACGCGGCTTGGAACCAACGACCAGACCGCCCAGAGTGCCACAGATCCGTCGTGGATCATCCTGAATCAGACTACGAATGGAACCGCTCCCAACACTCAGCCGTTCACGGCGTTCGATCGCATCGTCAACAACTATCCGATTTCTCAGCGTGTTCTCAGCGGTGTCACCAATAACTTCGTCATCGTCGAGGGCCAGCGTAGTGACACCCAGCGCCTCGATGTAGTTACGCAATTTCCCCAAGGCGCGTGGCGCATCGACAGTGGCGGAACTATCCAGCGCCTTGCCATCTACTACGACGTTTACTATCGTACCGTCGCGCCCGGTCGCACCAGCTTTGGAACTTGGGTGTTAGCACAGTCGCATGCGTACATCAACGTTCGCCAGTCGATCCTCCGTCAAATCACAACCATCGATAATTTGCCGTCGAACTGCTACGACACGATGGTTGTGAAGCGAGGCTCGGGAGCGGTAGATAACCCGATGGATGCTTTCGAGCATGAGTCTAACAAGTTCGGAGATGAGATCTGGATTGAGTCGGTGCAGGAGACCTGCTACGACTCACTCACCTATCCGAACATGATTCTTCTCGGTATGCGAGTTATGGCCACCGATCAACTCTCGGGCAGTAATATTCAGATCAGCGCTCAGGTCGAATATGCCTCGCGCGCGCCGAGACCAGCCCAGCTCGCGTCTTATGGCGACGACAATCCCGCAGTTGTTGCGTATGACATCCACGCGGACCCCCTAGTTGGTGCCGGGTCGAGCACCGGAAATATCGATATCGACGCTCTCCAGGAGTGGGCTGACCTTTGTGACACGCAGGTCGACGACGGCAACGGCGGCACGCAAAAGCTGGCTGTATTCAATGGCTCCTTTGACCAGGACGGCAAGACGGTTTGGGATGCATTCCAGAGCGTTTGCGTCATGAGCCGCGCGACCGCCTTACAGGTGGGAACTAAGGTAAGCGTGGCGCTCGACAAACCCGAAGATCCGGTGCAGATGTTCCACGTGGGCAATATCTACAAAGACAGCTACTCAAAGAAGTACCTGAATCTTCAGGACAGGGCGCAGGAGATTGAGGTCGACTACGCAAACGCGGCGGACGATTACAAGACTAGGACGCCTCTTCGCGTCATCACGGCCCAGGACCAAGGCAGCTCCGAGGTGCTCAAGAGGACGCGCGTCAACCTTCTCGGCTGCACCAACACGCAGCAGGCATGGTATTGGGCCTATCATCGCCTGCTCGAGAATAAGCTCAAGTTGCGCACGCACACGTGGGACTCTCCCGCTCAGGCTATTGTCTCGCGGGTCGGGAATGTAGCTTTGTTGCAGCATGACGTGCCGCAATGGGCAAGTGGCGGCCTGATGGTCGGCGGGACCGCGAGTAACGTGCAACTCGACCGCTCGGATTATGACTTTAGCTCGGGCGGGGGCTACACCCTTACCGTCGTTCATCCGGTGCTTCTGCGTCAGACAATCACACTCAACAACGTTTCTGGGAACATCCTTAGCTTTGCAGGAGCCTCGATCTCGGGCCGCGTCATGCGTGCGGTGAAGGGAGACATCGACGTGAATATCTCCAACGTCGGAGCCTCGTCCATCACGGTCGATGACGCCACTGGGTTCAATAATGGCGATGTAGTGCAGCTTTATGACACTGAGGCGATCGAAACGGTATCTGTGACTGCGTATAGCGGCGGTGTGGCGTCAGTGAGCCCGGCGCTTTCGGCTGCTCCCACTCCCTACGCTGGGTATATCTATCAATCGTCGGCGAAACAGGCGATCAAGGTAAGAATCTCTGGTATCAAGAGGGCTGCCGACCAAAAGTTCACGATTACCGCGATGGACTATGTGTCGGACGTTTACAACATCCCAGCTCCGTTCTAGTTTGCCCGATTCGTGAGGCTCGGGGCATAAACGCGGTATGAGCTCCTCGCGCCTCAAGATTCTTGCTGCCAACTGCCTGCGCAACGCCGGCGGAGACTTTATCACCCTCGGAACCTTCTCGGTTGTGGGCACCGACGCGAACGGCCTTCCGATTCCGGTGAGCGATTCGGCTGGTGGCCAATACACCTCGACGCCCGCGGTTCGCACGATCAACAATGGGTCCATCCAGGGTCCCGACCTGTTGATCGCCAACCCGGCATCATCGACTCCCCTGAATTATCGGGTGCAGGTAAGAATCGTAGACCAGAGCGGTCTGGTGTATACGACCACGATCTACTCAAACTGCCCGGTAACTGATGACGGCAGCGGAAACTGGGATTTCTCGAAGATGAAGACGGGGGCAGGCAATCCCAACTCACTGGTTATTCCTGGCGATTCGGGTGCATCCGCATATCAACTCGCCGGCGGGGATGCGGTGTTTGGGTCGGTATCGAATTGGTTGGCCTCGCTCAAGGGCGCGCCTGGCGATGTATCGAGCCAAACCTTGTCGGTTGCAGTATCGCCATTGGCTAAGTATTACGACCATCAGACTATCGGGGAAACAGATTTCACGCCGAACGGTGCTCCCGTAATCCCGTCTTGCATATTCTCTCCGAGTGCCTTGACGCAAGGGGGAGATCTCGAGTCGGTGTCTATCTTCCTTGGAAATCCCTCCGATGCGTCGACGCCGGCGGCGGGCTCATCGGTTCAATTCCTCGTTGGTACGCTGTCAGGAATCAACCTTACCATCACTGACGAGTTTAGCTGCACAGTCAAGGGTCGAGGCCTGAACACGTTCATGGCAGGTACGGATTTCCCGGCCAGGAAGATTGTGGCAGGTGCTCTGATCGGGTATACAACCGACGCATCTCAGCCTATATATTTCTCGGGGTCGGGGCCGGGGATACTATCGACCTCCATGGCTCCCGGCGCAATCGGAACCACTTTTGCCGTGCAGACTCAGGCTGGAAAGGGAGCCAACGTTTCGGCTACCGCACGCTTTGCCACCTCTACGGCTCGTGTGCCGCTTCCTGACGCTATAGCCAGCCAGATCTCGGGTGCAATCTCTACTTTTGCCCCTACGGTGAAAGACCAGGTGACGACGGCCACCGCTCCACTCTTCAACTACTACGATGTAGAGACGATTGGGACGACATCTCTCATCCAGAATGGCTCTCCAGTGCCATCGTCGCTCCTGGCTCTCGATCAGTTTGGGAGCGATGGAGATCTAGCCTCTATTTCGATCTTGCTCGGTAATCCCGGGGATTCGACCAGCCCTCCAGCGGGAACCACAATCCAGTTCATTATTGGAAGCTTATCTGGCTTCAACTTCACCCTGACCGACACCTTTACCTGTCAGGCGAAGGGAAATGGGCTCAATACTTTTGTTGCCGGGACAGACTTCTCTTCTCGAAGCGTGGCTGCTGGTTCTGTGATCGGCTACGTCACGACGGCGGCAATGCCGGTCTGGTTTTCTGGAAACGGTCAGGGCTGCTGGTTCACCTCTTCCATTATTGCGACGATCGGAAGTGTTACAGCGATGCAGAATCTTGCCGGCAAGGGAATCAATATCTCTGCCCGCTTGCAGCTCCCGTCGTCCAGTAAGCAGGTACCGACTCCCGATTCGATCACCGAGCAGATTTCGCAGGCGTCGGGGCGTGGCGTAAACGCCAACCGTACAACTCTGTACGACGTAACATACGGAAGCCAGATACCCACAGGGGCCGCGAATGCAGGTGGGTGGACAGCCAACAATGGTCTCATCTCGCCTTCGAGCGGTCAGGGATACGGCTCGACGCTGACGCTTCAAGCTCCTTATGATGTCGAAAAAAGGACGGTGAGGGTACTCTTTGAGGTGCTAGTATCTGGCACTGTCGTTGGTGTCGGATCGATCAATGAGGCCAATGAGACGGACCCGTCGTTCGGATCGCTCATAACCATCGATTCGATCGCGGAGACGCTAAATATCTGCAACAAGTTTGTCCCTCCCGCCAATCCTGGCGTTCTGTCCTCCGCGCCGCTGGGGTTCGCCATAACCACTGGCCAGAAATACTGGCTGACTATCACGGTCAACCAGCGAGAGCTTACGGCCACTCTGGCCGATCCCGTTACAGCGAAGGTCTCCACGGTGCATGTGGGGAATAATGCTTCGGATACCGGCGTGAACAGACCGGCCTATGGTCTGTTGCAGGATTACCTTGCCTTCGTTGGCATTGCGGGACAGTTCAATATCCATCGCGCCATCATTTCGGCGGATGCGGTGAAGCCTCGGGCGTACATCGCGGGTGATTCGATCACGTATGGCCTCGGGGTGAGCCTGGCTTCCAGGTGGGCCGATCAGCTCGCGACTGCTATAGGAACATCGGCAATCGTCAGCGGGCGGAGCGGAGACACCTCGATCAATGTTGTCCAGAAGATGACGACAGAGGCATCTCTTTTGCGTCCCGACGTTGTGGTCGTGCTCATCGGAACAAATGATGCGCATGGGAATGTTCCTCTCGCGCAATACACGGCCAACCTCACAAGTATCCTCTCGACGGCTCGAAAGTTCGCGCAGCGTGTTGTCCTAGGTATTCCACCTGTAGCGGGGGGTGGGTATATCACTCCGGCCAACTATACGGCATATGTAGGAGCCGTCATGAATGCCGGGGCAGACGCAGTGCTGAGGTTTGATCTCGCCACCAGTGTCAACAATGATGGGGTGACCCAGAACGCGCCTCTATTCCAGGGAGACTTGTTGCATCCCAATGCCACTGGGCACGCAGCCATGTTTGCCCGGGTGGTTGCCGATGCTCCCTGGCTGCTGGATTAGCTTGCGTTTTGCCGTATTTCCGCATGATGCGGCATAAACGTCTTGGCAGATGGAGGCCGATGACTACATGAAGCCAATCGTCCAAACCGTGTGGGCAACCGACTTTGACGCCCTGCGATTGAAGCTCATTAGCATCGGCCAGTTTGCCACTTTCGTGGTGACCGCATTCTCGGCTGTGGCGAACCTGCTACCGAAGTATGAGGATGCGGCCCGCCCGAAAGCTCAGTGGGTATTACGACACGCACGCCGCGTCGTCGCCATCGGCGCTCTCAACTGGCGCAAGCATGTAGAGGGAGCGGCGGCGATGCCGCGTGCGGAGGTGAAGCGTGACGACCGCGCATAAGGTAACGACCGCATTGGCGGTGATTCTCGGCGGTCTCCTGCTCTTCATGGGCTACTCGTACATGAAGGAGCACGAGGCCAGGGCCGTCCTGGCAACACAGCAGAAGGCGGACAAGGTTGCTTCCGACGCCATCGCCGAGAAGGAAAAGGAGAATCAGCAGCACCTCTCCGATGCACTCGCCAGCTATGCGGCGATGAAGCAGAGCGTGCAGACGCCGGCGCAGGTCGTCCAGGCTCTGCCAAAGGTGCTCAGCGTGCCTGAGCCCATAGAACAGGTGACGGCGGCACAGGTGAAGGCGGTAGACGCTCTTCCGGATGCCCCGAAGCTATCCGCCGGAGATCTCATCATCCCGGCTGATTCCGCGAAGGCGTTCTACGACGCACAGGTCGACTGCAAGGCGAACGAGGCGAAGCTGCTCTCCTGCCGTCAGACGGTCTCGAATCAGGCCGCGGAGGCGGAGGTCAAGGATCAGGAGGTCTCGCAGCTCCAGGTCACTCTCAAGGGCGGAACAAGGTGGCAGCGAACGAAGAAGGCCCTCAAATACATCGGCGTCGGCGCGGCTGTCGGCGCGGCAACCTCAGCGTACTTTCTCACCCGATAGGAGGCTCTTTTGTTCGTTCTTGGCATGAAGGCACTGATTGTCGCCGCGCTGGCCGTGGCGCTCGGCGTGGTCGTCTTCCGCTTCGCGGAGAAGCTGATCGCGAAGTATGACGCGAAGGCGGCTGACGCCATCGACTCCGGCGTCGACGAGGTAGAGCAGGAGGCGGAGACGGTCGCAGGCGAGGCCGAGAAGACCGTCGAGACCGGAGTCAGCAAGATCGCTGCGTAATTGCAGCGCCGTTCGCACGGTGAGCCGCAGAGCCCGACGAACGAAACAACCTTGAGCGGAGACAGCCGGAGAGACGGCGCATTCCTTCCATAAGTGAGGCTCTATGGCTCCCGTTGAGACCCAGAAGCTGGATGAAATAAGTGAGGTCCTGGGGGAGCTCCGAGGGGACTTCAGGGTCTTCGTCACGAAGATGCTAGGTGACGATGAGTCAGAAAATTCTGAGGGGCGTGTGCCGCGGCTCGAGCGCCGCGTGGACGGCCTCGAAAAAGACCGGGACAGGATCAAGCCGCTAATCTACATGGTTGCCGGTGCTGTAGTCCTTATCAAATGCGCCGCATGGTGCGCGGAGTCTCTTCACCATGTATTTGAGGTTATGAGCCGCTGATGCCTACTCCCGCCTTGTCTCTCGATAAAGAACTCGCGATCGCTGGCCATCTCAGGGCTGGCGTTCTTTCCCATCAGAAGATCGCCGAAGCGTGCAAGGTCGCAAAAGGAACTGTGGCGAATGTGAAGGCCAGGCTGGCGACCGTTCCGGTGCTCGGATCGGATAAGAAGATAGGGGAGTTCCGCTGGCGCGATGCCATCAAGCATGTGCAGTCCATGCAGGAGCTTCGCTCAAAGGCGTCTTACTCGCAGGACTACGCCAGCATCAAGCTGGGCGACGGCAAGAGCCCGGTAATCCTGATGGGATTCGGCGACCAGCATATCGGCTCCTACGGTGCCAGCTACGGTCTCTTTGAACAGATCACCGACGAGATCATCAACACGCCGAATCTGTACGTGGCGCTGATGGGTGACTATCTCGAGATGGCAATCAAGCTTCGCGGCGTCCTCGAGGTTACGTCACAAGTGCTCACTCCGGAGATGCAGGAGGCATTCCTCGAAGACTGGCTCGAGGACATCAAAGACAAGGTCGCATTCGCCACCTGGGACAATCACTCGATCATGCGGCAGGAGTCGCAGGCCGGAACCTCGAGCGTAAAGAATATGCTCAACCGCCGCTTTGTCTACCACAACGGCATCGGCCATAGCGACATCAAGGTGGGGAAGCAGACGTACCGGTGCGCAGCCTCGCACAAGTTCAATGGCGGTTCCATGTTCAACCGGATGCACGCCCAGGGGCGGTACGTACGGCAGATGGCCAGCGACCGCGAGCTCGTCTTCATGGGCGACATTCACCAGTGGGGCTACGCGCTCACGGAGGACGGCGGCCAGGAGCGCTGCTACGTCACAGGCGGCACGCTGCACCAGAATTCCGGATACGCGAAGCGCTTCTTCTCGCTCCATACAGCCCCTTACTATCCGTGCGTGGTTCTCCATCCCGATAACCATGAGATGGTGCCCTTCAAGAGTGTCAAGAACGCGCTGAGGTACATCGGCCAATGAACCTCTCGGACGGGTGGCTCGCCGGTTGGTATCGCCGCTATAACGAGCGGTACTTTGCCGGCGACCTTCCGGACGAGGTAGACGTGCTGTATGCGCCAGTGAAAGGCTGCTGTGCAGACGTACTGCCGGGCGAGCTTGATGATTTTGTCTTGAGGATCAATCCGGCCTTTGCGCTCGACGCATCGATCGCGAGAATCACGCTTCTGCATGAAATGGTCCACATCAAGCTATGGCCAAACCGCCGACACGGAGCGGCCTTCTACGAAGAGATAAAGCGCCTGGCGCAAGCTGGAGCGTACAAGGGGATTTTGTGATGGCTGAGCAGGGAAGCAAGTTCGATAGCGGCAAACCTCCGATGAGCCTCATCCCGCGGCGGGCTTTGGTTGAAGAGGCCAGGGTGCTCGACTTTGGCCGCCAGAAGTATGCCGCGTGGAATTGGTCTAAGGGGATGGATTGGTCGCGCTTGATCGACGCCGGCTTGCGTCACCTTACGGCCTATGCTGATGGCGAGGACGTGGACCCGGAGAGTGGATTGTCGCATCTCGCGCATGCGCGGGCATGCCTGGGATTCCTACTGGACTACGAAGCGGAGCATCCGGAGCTCGACGACCGGAGGAGGCGATAGCCTCTGCTATATCCCGTCGAGGAGCTGCGAGAGGGTGAGCCCAAACGTTTTAGCTATGGTGTCTATAGATCGCAGCGTCGGGGCTTTATGCCCATTTTCGAGCCTGCTAACGTACTCGCGACTCAT